ATAAAAAATATTCATAAACATTATTATACTCCTACTCCAAAACGTTGGAGAAAATTAGGAGACGCGTTACTAGGAGTTAGCACCACTGTTACCGGATTTGCTATAATGGAAGAATATAAATGGTTAGCAATATCAGCACTAGCACTAGGAGTAATTGGTAAATTTTTAACAAACTTTTTCAAAGAAGATGATCAATTAGATCTAGAATCTTAAGCAGAAATAGGAGGACACAATGAAAACATCATCGGCGATTTTATTATCATGCACAGGAGTAGCAGCGTTTATATGTAGTTATTTTTATAATTTATCTATAGACAATGCAGATCAATATTTAGGTTTAATTTCGGTTATGTTTTTAGACGGGTTTTTTGGAATTATTGCTGGAATAAAGCGAGAAGGATTTCAAACATGTAAAGCTCTTAAGGTTCTTCGTACTACGGCAATTTGGATCATTATATTAACAGTATTATTATCAGTAGAAAAAGGTTTCCGAGGTACTGCCTGGTTAAGTGAAACGATAATAATACCATTCTTAGTATTTCAGTTGATAAGTGCGTTGAAAAATGCATCAATGGCAGGTTGGATCAAATCGGATCTATTGAATACTATATTAGACAAAATAGATCATCACAAAGGTGATAGATCATAAAACAAATTGAATGAGTTATAAACAAATTGCGTTAGCATTTTTTCTTTTTATATTGGGCCAGATACTTGTATGGATACAACTAAATGGCCCTTTGTTGTGGTCGTGGGCTAGAGATTGGCGATGGGCACTTATCATAATGGGACTTCCTATAACCTGGATTTTTATGAAAGCTACTGAATCGGTAGTTAATGGATTCGGAGGAGTATTTTGGCCAGGACGATTTATATCATTTACGGCTGGTATATTTATATTCAGCATATTAACTTACATGTTTAAATCGGAGCCAGTAACAACAAAAACTGCAATATCAATCATATTAGCATTCTTACTAATATTAGTGCAACTCTTTTGGAAATAAACATATTTATTTTAAAATAGAAAGTAAGAATATATATTTATGGCTACATCTAAAACTAAAACATTGTTAGAACGTATTGTACGAGAAGAATATCGTTCATTAAATGAGCAATCTGCAAAACCTAAAATACCGGGTGGAAATCCACTAGAGAATGCTTTAAATAATGGTAAAAATTTACAACGAATATTAGACAAATGGCCAGGTGTTACAAAAAATAGTATCGGAATGCCTGCTACAATATCATATGATTTAAAAGTAAAATGGTTAAATTTACCAATTAATTGGGAAAACAACGTATCAACTAAAATAGGCACCGATGCCTTCAATGCCGGTGAACATGTTCTAACCCAGTTAGAGAAGAACACATCGCAATTATGGACAATTACACCCGCAGATTATAAAGGAGAACTTATAGCCAATGTAAATAGTTCTACATTTAAATATAAATTAGAAGCACAACCATCTAGCAATAAAATTATCATAAAGACATTATCAGGAACATCCATATATGAATTAACTCCGGTGAGTGCATGGAATTACATGTATAAAGGCAATAAATTTTTTAAAGATATAGATGCTCTAATATGGACTGTGAACCCAAAAAATTTATCAGATATTGAAAAAATGCCTAGGTTCATTGATAAAAATCCAAAGAAGTTAAAAGAAAAATTCCATGCATTATTAGATGTTATAGGATTTATACCTGTAGTTGGTAGTGTAGCTGATTTCACAAATGCACTTATATATTTTGTTGAAGGACGTAACACCGAAGCATTTTTATCGCTAATTGCTGTTAATCCATTAATGGATATTGCAAAAGTAGGTACAAAATCAGTACTAAACTCAATTGGGATCGGTTCTGATGCAATTAAAGCATTTCCTAAAACTCAAGATTCTGGTAAACTTATTAAATGGTGGAGAGATTATATTAAAACGGCAGATCCTGATGTTATAAAAACATTAGGTAACAACATATCTAAACGTAAAAAACTAATTCGTGATATACTAAATAAAACTCCACCTGAACAATATGCAGAGGTTTATGCTCAGATTCAAAAATTTGAAGATGAATTACTTAGTAAAATACAAATAATTACACCTGGCGGTGGCAAATCTATAGATTTTCCTACATTTCTCGAGAAAATCGGAGCTAAAACGCCAGAGGCAAAACGTGGCGTTGCTGCATTTGTAGGAGCTGCCGCGGATGCATCGAGTGTAACGCCATATTTAAATCTAGTACCAACATCAATGTGGGCCAAATTACTAGGTACGCTTACCCCAGCTGGAACATTATATCAAAAGTTTTTAAGTGGAAACTTATCTAATATGTTCAATCGAAAGTTTAGCGATCCAAAATTTTGGGAACAACTAGGTACACCAATATTAGGACAACGGTTCGGCGAATTACGTAAGGAAGCTAGAAACTTATTTAAAGATACACCTGATGGTAAAGTAGCATGGGAAACATTTTCGGGTAGGGCAAACGCAGTTAAAGATTTAAGATCGCGGATACTATCAAAAAAACGATCGTTATCTACTGGTACTAGTGGGTTCCAGACAGCTGCTGTACAACAACAACGCGTTGTATTACAAAATGAACTAGATCAACTCAAACAACAATTACAAATTCAACTTAGAAACAGAAAACAAGCTTGGGACTATTTCGATGATCAATTTGTTAATAGCGAAATATATGAAAAAGGATTGGGCCAAGCAGTCGCACAACAAATAAGTGAAACTAAGATTGCAGAGGCGTTTACTAATAACATAGTAAACCGATTTATTGCAGCATTGAATCCTAAGTATATGGGAAATAGAAGAACGCGTTCTTTTAGTGCTAGCGAATTAGCAAAAACATTCGGTACCGAATTTGCAGCTAATATACTTAGTTTACGAAAACACATTGATTTGATATATAATGAATATAATGCAATTGCCACTGAAATAAATCGTCAAACTAAATCAAATACATTACCTGCAGATCCTAGGGCAGCTACCGAAAGTTGGCTATATGATATGATACGAGAAAAAAATGGTACGATAAAACGAACTAGCAATTCCATCACAAATTATTTCATCGACAAGCTTAATGCATGGATAACGTCAAAAACAGAAAAGTTAAGAGATACCGAAGACATATTAAAACGCGTTGATGCAAATCAACCTGGTAGTGAAAAAGACATTGCAATGTAAGAATATTTAATCATGTTAAACGAATACGAAACTCAAAACACACTGAATCCGAAAATTTGGGATGGAGATAAGCTTCATCCCAAACTTCGTATTGGGCTATTAAAAATTGCCAAAGCATTTTACAATTTTCTAGATATCCAGGCACCAGTTAAAGATATTATAATGATCGGTAGTAGTGCAAACTATAACTGGACTGAACATAGTGACATTGATTTGCATGTTTTGATTAATTATTTAGATATCAATGATAATTATCATGTGGTTAACGAATTAATGCGTGCAAAGAAAACAATATGGAATCAAAATTATCCATTAACATTTAATGCTATGAATATTGAGTTATATGCACAAGATTCTAAACAAGAAATGCATTCTTCAGTTGGCGTATATTCATTAATGCGAGGCAAATGGCTGAAAAAACCTAGTAGTGAGACGATGTCAGTAGATGATGAATTAATTGAAAAAAAAGCAGAACCATATGCTTATGAAATTGATAGCTTAGATCCAAATGATTCAAAGATTACACAACGAATTTCATCAATTAAACACCGATTAAAACATTTACGCCAAACCGGATTAGATGCCAATGGCGAGTTTTCGGTAGAAAATATGGCATTCAAACATCTTCGCAATAACGGATATATCGAACGTTTAAACCAATTAGAAAAATCTATAACAATGAATCAATTAAAATTAGAACACACACATAATGAACTAGATGAGGTTGCTACGTGTTTCATACGACATATACGAGGAGAACAGGTTATGAAACATGCTGATTGGCAAATGGTTACGACTAAAACTAAGGCTATAACAGATCCTCGAGGACAATGGCAACATCCAGGACATTGTACCATTATTCCTACATCCAATGGACAGATCACTATGAAACGAGTTGCATATCCGGTACTAGGCATCGATAATACCGGCCACATTGTTATGATGCAACCTGAACAAGAATATCAGTTTCCTGGGAAGTTAATATTTGAAATACCACATACGGCACAATGGCAAACATTAATCATGCAAATACAAAATGCTATAAAAAATGGATCGCGTTATGAGTAGTAAAGGATTAGGCGATGATATAAAAAAGATCACCGCAGCTACAGGATTAGATCAATTAACAAAACGCATTGCTCAGATATTAAATGAGGATTGCGGCTGCGATGATTGACAAGAATGGCTTAATGAAAAAACAAAGAATTGGCCAATGTATAAAAACAACAATAAAACAAAAAAGTAATATTTATATAAAAGGAACGCGATGAAACTTAACAGAGAACAAGT